CACTGGCTGCGGCAAGATCGTCGTTAGCAATTACTGCGACATCGCCTCGCCGTTATATTTCAGTGAGGAAACTCTGATATGGCTGTCAGAAAATGACCGCAGTTTTCTGACAGACACAGTGGTGGCCAACGAGAAATGGAACGCGCTCTGCAATTAATCCAGTCAACCAGCCGCATCATGCACGATGTATCATACCGTGATACATCTGAAAGCCTTTGCTCTCGAGCGTGGCGGCTACAGGGTGACAGCCGCTTCTGGCGGGCGTGGGTGCGGGTGTTTGGCCCTGACCACTGCCAGACAAGTTACAGGCACTATCACGAATAATGACCCGCACCATCAGCATACGCCACGGGCGGGCTGGTGAATACCTCGCCTGCTACCTGCTGGAAGCCTACGCTGGGCTTGAAGCAAGCAGAATTGACGGTGCTTTTGATCTGGTAGTGCATGCAGGCGATGGCCGTTTGGTGAGCGTTGAGGTAAAGTCTAGCAGTAGGCGCAAGCGCACCAGCGGCGGGTATAAGTTCCAGCGGCCTCGCATGACTACGCTGGCAAATTATTATTGCTGCATCGCTCTGGACATTGGACTGATGCGAATTTTCTCTGGCGACATCTGGCGGGATCGCAAGGAGCTATTCCTGCCTGACCGCGAGTTTACGCAGGTCGCCATGATAAACGACCTGCGCTGGCTTAAAAAAGAACTAGGCGGCGATATTACGATGTAGCCTTCTCCGCCTGACTGAGTATCCAGTCATAAACGTCCTGCATATTTACCTTTGACACACCGCAGTATAGCATCAGCTTCATGCCTTCCTGCGCTACATACTTTGCTGCGTCTTCATCCATGTCGAACTTGTATGTCGCATCGCCGTTCTCGTGATGCTCAACTTCTGCAAGTTCTAGGCGGAATGGTGCTTCACTCATCACTTCTCTCCTTTCAGTTCTGCGAGGGTGGTGCGGGCGATACGAAGAAACTTCGCTGCGCCGCCATGTTCACTGGTGCAACGCATACCTTCTTCCAAAGCCTCCACAGCCTTCGCCAAGAGAGCTTCGCTCTCCGATAGCTTCGCCTCAAGCCTCCCCGCTACTTCATTCTGATGGATAGCACGAGATTTCCATGTCTCCACCTCAAGTTCCAGTTCCTCGATGCTGTCGGCTGCTCTTTCAGCCATCATAGACTGTTCGAACTCATCACCCTCACGCAACCGCTTCACCAGATCGTCACTCATTACTTTTCTCCCTTGATATCTGCCAGCGCACGCAAGGCCCACGCCTGTGTGTCTGCCGCTGCTATCTTCTCGAGCCGGGCCTGCACCTTCGCCAGCTTGTCCTCCATTTCTGACATCTCCTTCAGCTTGTCCTCCATTTCTGCCGCATATGTCTCGGCTTCATTGGCGTCCTCTCTTGCCGCCTTGAGGCGTTCCTCCAGTTCTTCGATGCGGTCGGCCATTACTTCAATCAGCTCAACACTTGCGTAGTGCGGCATGTCAGCCATAGCATTATGCCTTGCCCGCTTCACCAGATCATCACTCATCACTTCTCTCCTTTCTCGTCACTACGTTCATTAGTTAGTTCTGCGAGGGTGGTGAGGGCGTGATCCATGGGAAACCTAGCACCGCATGTCTTGGCATAGTTGATTGCACACTCAACAAACTCCACCGCCTTCTCCAGCTTGGCCTCCAGTTCCTCGATGCGGTTTTCCATGCCCCTTACGTATGCTTCCGTCGCCTGTGGCCACGCAGCTTGCTCAACGTCGCTTGGTTCTATAATATCATCACTCATCACTTCTCCCCCTCAATCCGCTCCAGCACCAGCGCAGCGCGTAGATAGCGCCCCTGCAGCTTCTTGTGATCCTCCTCTGTCAATACGTAGCCGTGCTTCGTTCCAAGACCCTGCCGTCGAGCGGCCAGTCTGTCGTCAAGAGCGAAGTAAACGGCCCACGCCTCGTCTGCTGTTAGTTTAATTGCCATCGGCCCACTCCGCTCTTATGTCATCGCTGTTTAGCATCCGGCGCAGGCGCTTTAGCCCGATGCCGCTGCCAATCGAAGCCCGCTGCAGGCTCGGATACCAGACGCCATCCAACGTCACTGGACGGCGGTTATGTGGCTGACGCAGGCCGATAAAATCAGTTGTCCCACGCGCCATAGCCTTTGAGATATTCGTGTGCGAGACATCAAGCGCCCTCGCAGCCTCGCCAATGCTGCGGTAAGTCACGCCGCGTATTGTCACCGGCTTGCTGACCATGCGCTGATATTCACCCTGCCCGTGTGGCATTTGTCTTCTCCTTGTAACCGCGGCCCAGGCCGATGTAATCCTCGCGCCCGATCTTGGCCGCGTTGCTGACTGTGTGGGTAGATATGCCAAAGTGCTTTGCCGCGGCTGTCTGGCTGATGAACGTCGTGCCACGTATCGTGATCGGCTTATACTGCGTCTTTTGATACGCAAACTTTTCCTTGTCAGTCATTGCTGTTCTCCTCTTGCTTCTCCCAGGGCGCCTTCGACAGCGTCACAGGAATGTCTTTGCGGTAATACAGGCTGTATGCCTGCAGGTTGCCTGGCGTTGGCTTGACTCCTGTCTTTTTTGGCCATGGGTCAAGTTTGAAAAAGCCTTCCTCATTTGCCATATTGCTTTGCCCTCTCGCTTAGGCGATACCAAGAGTTGCGCATCAGCAAATCTCCGTCATCGTCCATTTTATGCAGCATGTTCTGCACCTCTCGCTTGCCGAGGCCAAGATCGCTGGCGGCCATGTCGGCACAGGCCGATGGCACGATGGCAAAGTATGCCAGCAGAGTTTCGCGCAGATCGTCAGCCATTGGCTGTCTCCTCGTAATATTGCTCCAAAGCTATATCGACCAAATATTCCGCCACCGACTTGTAGCCCATGGCCGCCGTCTTTTGCACAATCCAGTCAGCCGCATCCTCTGTCACGTTTGCTGCGTCGTCAAATAGTGCCAGTGAAATATGCCCAATATTCACACCATGGTGTTTACGGGCGTTCTGTGCCTTCTGGCGATGGCTCAAACGCCGCCGCTTGATCTTGTAGCCTTCCTCGCGCAGCAGGGTCAGCTTGGTGCGCGTGGCAGGCCAGCCGCGCCCTAGAACCTCGGAAATCTTTTTGGTTGAAAAGCCATCCTCGAACATTTCAATTAGCTTCGCCACCTCTTCATCGGTCCATGAATTGCTGCGCTTGCGTGGCTTCTTTGGCCCATACTTTTCGAGCATGCGCATCTTCTTCACCTTGCTGGATATGCTGCCAAGGGAGCGTCCAAGGTATTCTGCGATTTCAGTCTGCAGAAATCCCTGATTGACCATCTGCTGCAGCCGATGTTCTTCTTTATCCGTCCAGATCTTCATCAATTACCCCACGGCCTTAGCTTCGGCCTTACTGTGTAGCCTGTGACTACTGGTGTTTTGACACAGCCAACCATCGTTTCATCCCAGTCTTGGCTGAAGACGTCATAAAGGTCAGTGGCTGCGCGCAATGCTTGTTCGCAGCTTGCCTCTGTGATGAATGGGATGGGAAACGGCATGTCTTCGTTGCCGTTTATGTTGGCGATAAATACGAGCATGGTCAGGTAGTTCATTGGACCACCAACGGTATAAACAGCAGTATATACATGATGGCGAACAGGCTGATAACGCCGATCAGATCGCAGATGAAATCACGCATTGTCTTCTGCCTCCAGCTTGGCCAGTTCCTTGCGGTAATACTGGATGCGGTGGGTGTTCATAGACATATCGGCAGACACCCAGCTCGGGCGGACGCCATAGCCGTAGCGGGCCAGCAAGTCGGCATTCGAGCGCTCCAGGCTGGCGATCATTGCATTGATTGAACGGATCTCTTCGTCGCGCGATGGCATATATGTGGGGTATTCTTGGTCGTTCTGCATTTTTCTCTCCATCTTGATTTTTAGCCACTTTCAAAAGGGGCATTCTTCATTTCGTTCCCACCAACGATCTGGTGGTGTGGACGCTGGGCTGGACCGATGTTCTACCGTTGTGGGAGGGTTGTTTGGCGGTAGAACGCCCAGCGCCCGCAGCACTAGATCGAGGTGCGGTGGTAGTGTTTCCGGCTGCATTAGCGTGCAGCCGGGATGATGATGCGCGAGCGATGCACGCGGCGGATCAAGCCGCCGAAATCGCCATCCTTGCGGATCTGGATCGTGTCAACGTAGTCAGACGCCTCGGTGAAGCGCGCCCAGGCAGGCATGGTGAACAGTGTGTCAGGGTCTTTAATCAAAACGCGGGTGTTAAAGCCGTTTGCTGGTTTTTCGGTAATCATCTGTGTCTCTCCTCTGTGTATGGTGGGGGCCGAAGCCCCCGGTTGGTTATACTTTGTAGGGTGCGTGAAACAGGAAGCTGTGAACCAGATCAAACTGAAACCACTCTGCGATCTGGCCGTCAGCATCGATAGCGCGCTTGGGGAACCAAGCCTCAGAACAATTGCCCTTAACCAAGATTGCTTTTGCAGTCTCACGAATGATAGCGACCTCTGTTTTGCTGCCGCTCTGGCTGGTGATGATCATTGTTTCCATCTGCGTCTCTCCTCTGTGTTTGTGTAATCACCATACAAACCTAGACAAACACGGTCAACAGAAAAATTACGTTGACTATACGTTTTTTTGCCGTTACCCAGGGAGTGCATCAAAACAATGGAGTTTTGCAGATGTCTAAAGAAATCCGAGCTGGGATTAAGGAAAACCAATACGTCGCGCTGGAACTGGCCGCGCATGCGGTTGGGCTTACCGTCAGCGCATTCTGCCGGGCAGCCGCGCTGAAAGAGGCAGCCAAGATGGGCTACCACGCAGAGCAGCCGCAGGTGGACTGATGGTTAATGGCCGAGCAAAAGGCGCCGCATTCGAGCGTGAGGTGGCCAAGCTGCTGCACGCCGAGCTGGGCATTAGCTTCAAGCGCAACCTCGAGCAATACCGCGCTGGCTTCCACGACGACCTAACACCGGACGACGACAGCTTTCCGTGGTCGATCGAGTGCAAGCGCTACGCTGGCGTCTCGTTTAACCCGGCGTGGTGGCAGCAGGCGTCCGACGCGGCCCAGGCCAAAGGCAAGCTGCCGTGCGTCATTTACAAATTCGACCGCAAGCCGATCAGGGTGGCCATCCCGCTCGGCGCGCTAATAGATGACACTGACAATCATATTGTGGACGTTTCGTTTGAGGCGTTCTGCTACATCACGAGGGAGAAACTCACATGAGTTCAAATATCCCGCACGCAAGACAGTTGCTACACACTGCGCTGACGTTGGATATGTCTGACGAGGCAAGGTCGCTTGTTTATGAGGCTCTTGGCTACATGACTAGGACATTTACAAAAACACGCGCGCCAGTTGAGGCAAGGAAAGTAACCAAGCTGACGGCAATTAACATTCTAAAAACGCACAGCCGAGACCCACACCTTTCGTGCCGCGCAATAGGAGAAATATTTGGCGTCAATCAGGGCCGAGTTTCTGAAATTATCGCGGCAGGCTATGCCGGAATGGAGGCATACGAATGAACGGCTTTGAAAAACACAACATCGACCACCTGTCTGCCAGCAGTATCAACCTGTGGTCCAACGCGCCCGACGTGTGGGTCATGCAATACCTGCACGGCATCAGAACCCCGATGGGGCCAGCGCCCTGGCGTGGCATCTGCGCGGAAGACGCGGTCGTCGAGATCCTGTCTGGCGGCAGCGAGCGCCAGGCGATCGAAAAGGCGCTGGCCAAGTTCGACAAGCGCTTCCTGATCGGCAACGAGGCAACCACAAAAGAGCGTGAGCTGATCGAGCCGATGGTGCAACTCGCATACGAACATCTGATGGAGTTTGGAAAGCCCGAGTTCCCGGAAGACGGCAAGCAGGAAAAGATCAGCATCACTGCAAAGGGCGACGGCTGGTCAATCCCGGTTATCGGTTTTCTAGATCTAGTCTTCCCGGAACACGGCGTGGTGATTGACCTGAAAACAACCACCCGCGTGCCGTCGACGATGTCAGCGGAACACCAGCTACAGCGCGCCATCTACCAGAAAGCCAAAGGCAATATGGGCGTGAAGTTCCTATACGTCAGCGCCAAGAAGGCAAACATGCTGGAAGACGGCGACGTCAACGAGATACTGGCGAAAGCCAAGAAACAGATCGCGCGTATGGAAGCGTTCCTGCGCCACTGCGACAAAGACACGGCGCGAGAGATCGTCCCGGTCAACCCAGCCAGCTTTTACTGGCGCGGCAACGAAGATCTGTTTGATAAATTCTACGGCTGACGCCGTGAATGCCTGACCGCTGGGCTGCAGCGGCTAACAACGTCAAAAACGAAAAGGACGACAAAATGTTTGTATTGGATACCGGAAACGAAGGCGGCGCAGCAGGCCCGTTCATTGCATGGTCGGCTCGTGGCACTCAGGACGGCTCGGTCCCGCCGCGCAGTTTCTTTATCCGCGACGGGGGCAACAAAACGCCGATGGATATGTCAAAAGGCATCGTGCTGGATATTGAAAGCATGAAGACCGGCTGGCAGCACAGTGAGGGCATCGCAGGCGTAGCCCCGGAGTGGAAGTGGAACAGCAGCCCGGCAAACATGCAGCCAAGCCCAGGCGAGGGCTGGAAGAAAGGCATCAGCGTGCGCTGCGCAGTCGGTGGCGGCAATGTAGCAACGTGGGAACAGGCAGGCGCGGCTGTGTGGCAGGCAATCACAAACCTGGCGCCGCAGTTGACCAAGCAGCCAGCACCAGGCCAGCTACCGCTTGTGCGCATGACAGACGCCGAGCTGCTGCAGTTCAAAAAAGGCTCGACAGTCGTGCCGAAGCTGGAAGTGGTGAAATGGGTTGACCGCCCTGACTGCTTGAAGGAAGGCGCTGCGGCTGGCATTGCGCTAGAGCCGACGCCCGCACCGGCTGCCCCGGCAGTTCAGCCTGCGGACCTTGACGACGCCGAGTTCTGAGAAAAGAGTAAGGCCCGGCGACAAACCGGGCCTTATTAACTGCGCGCCCGAAAGCACGCGGCTGGGAAGTGACACGGTGTTAGGGAACCAATGCCTGAAAGGAACAATACAATGCAAAACATCTTACCGCAAGCAAATGAAGACCAAATCTTGCGGTTCATCAAAGAAATCACACAAGATTGGGCAGAAATCGACGGCAACCCAATGATCGAGATCAGGGCGATCGGCAGGGGCGGTGGCGGCGCAAATGTCGCCCGGTTCTCGCTGGACTGGATTGACGACGCAGTAGAACACGCCAGGCAGATGAACCAAGCCAAGCAAAACATCTATATGTGCATCAACCCAGTCGACGGCGCAAAACAAATCAGCGCCGGTAAAGGCGCGACCGACGCAGACATCCTGGCAGCCTTCTACTGCTTCGCTGACGCCGACACCGATGGCGCCATGAAAAACATAACATCCTTCGCAGGCCCGAAGTTCACGATGTCGGTAAAAACCGGCACGACCCCATTCACCAGAGGCCACGCCTACTGGAAGCTGGAAGAGCCAGTCGCAAACTTGGACGCGTGGCGACAAGTGCAGCAGTCGATCGCCAACACGCTCGGCACCGACCCGGTGGTCATCAACCCCAGCCGCATTATGCGCGTGGCAGGCACGGTGAGCTGGCCAGACGAAAAGAAACAGGCCAAGGGCTACATCCCGGAATTAGTTACACTCAGGACTGAATTCTCTACAGACCGTGACCCGGTGCCGTTTGAGCGCCTCATGCGCACCTTCCCGCCTGTTAGGGTGAGGATGGATGACGTAGCTCACCCAACAGATGGCACGTTCACTATCGACCTGGGCAAGCAGGCCATGGACCGAGCCTTGGCCGAGCAGAACATCCTGCAGGGCGAGAACTGGCACCAAAACGTCATCCGCCTGGTCGCCAGCTACGTGTCAAAAGGCCTAGCAGACCACGAGATCCACGCACTGACCGATCGCTTCACGCAGCCGCCATACACGGTGGAAGACACCCGCAGGGAGGTGCAGCAGGCAATTGACGGCGCCAGGGCAAAGGGATGGACACCTGAGCCGCAGGTAACGCCACAAGAAGCCCTGCAAAGTTTGCAAACCGAGCAGCCCGAGCAGACATTCGACAAGCCAAAGGAAGACAAGCCAATGCGGCCAATCTTCTGGGCAGATGAGGCAGCGCCGGTGCTGACAAGCAGCTACATGGTGAAGGGCTGGCTGGGTGCGGAGCAAATGTCAGTGATCTACGGGCCTAGCAACGTCGGCAAATCCTTTTTCGTGCTGGACTTGGCATACCACGTAGCCGCCAACAAGGAATGGCAGGGCAACCGAGTAAACGGCGGTCCAGTCCTATACTTGGCAACCGAAGGCGGCAACGCGTTCAAAAACCGCGTCTACGCGCTAAAGCAACAGCACCAGATCGAAAACGTGCCGCTGGCAATACGAGCCAGCCCGGTCGACCTGCTAAACCCGGAAGCCGACATGCCCGAGCTAGGTGCGCTGTGCAAGCAGATCGAAACAACACACGGCAGGCTAAAGATGATTGTGGTAGACACGCTAAGCCGGGCAATGGCTGGCGGTGACGAAAACGGGCCGACCGACATGACGGCATTCATCAGGAACCTGGACGCGCTGAGAGACTACACAGGCGCGCACGTTTTGATCGTCCACCACACCGGCAAGGACACTGCGCAAGGCGCCAGGGGCCACAGCAGCCTCAGAGCGGCGACGGACACGGAGATCGAGCTGGAGAACAACGAGGGCGTCAGGACAGCCACAGCCACAAAGCAGCGCGACCTGGAGCCAAGAAAGCCGATCGTGTTCCAGCTCAAAACCCACGAGCTGGGCAACGACGCTGACGGCGATCCAGTCACCACATGCACGATCGAGCAGGTGGACGAGCAGGCGCTGCAAGACGCCAAGCAGAAGAAGCCGAAGGGAAGGAACCAGCAGGCGCTTGTCGAGGCGTTCAAGCAGATGCGCGATGAGGGTGTCGGAGAGAAGAACCCGAGCGGGCCTGGTTGGCCAGAGGCGAACAAGTATTGGATCATTGACGAGAAAGATTTTGGCTCGTTTGCGCGCGGAAAACTGACCGGCGCCAACGTCCGGGCGGCCTACAAACAGGCGCTCGAAGGGCTGATTTCGACCGGGTATATGACCCAAAATAATGGGTATGTGTGGATTTCGGCGAAGGAAGGGCGTGTATGAAAGTGTAGGAAATAGCAGATGTAACGAAAACAATGGGTTACAGCTTCTAAATCCTACAAATCCTACAAATCCTACGCTAAATCCTACGGACGGACCAAAGTGTAGGAAATGTAGGAAATGTCTATAGGACTTTCCTACATCCTACAGATCCCGAAAATTGGAGAGATGAGATGAAGATAAAATATGAAGATCGAAAAGGTGTCGTCTTCGATCCCGAGTGGCAGCGGTGGTGTGTGTTCCGCCCAAACCGTCAGGGCGGCGTGTATTGCGTCGGCGCATACAAGACCAAGGCCGAGGCCGAGGATGCTCACGAGAAGGCGGCCAAGCGCGAGCAGTGGCAGCGAGACAACTTTGCGGAGGAGGTGAAGAAATGGCTAAGCAAGTGGTAGGGCGGCCAAAGCGGCAGAAGAAGTCGGACCGGTTGCTGCATTCCGGGCAGACGCAAAATCAGATCATGTGCGACTTTGCACTCGCACCGCTCGACAGGCTGGCGATTGAGATGGATCGGAAGTGGGGCATTGACGTGCTGCCCGAGCTGGTGAGCGTCGAGATGGCCCAGAAGTATGGGTCGGCCATGGCGAAGCTGAACGACGCGATTATGACGGAAGACCCGGCAGTCGTGGCTGCCAGGGCAGAGGTGTGCATCCGAGGGCTGAAGGCGATGGACAAGGCCGCCGAAGAGGCAGGGCGTTCCCGTGCGCCCATGGATCTATGGGAGGTCGAGGTGGATGGGGAGGTTTATGGCGTTATGAAAGACGGGCGGTCCTGGCAAGAGATCAAGGACAAGCGGCCAGAGCTGAAGCTGGTGACGCTGCGCGAGGTTGCTGTGGCGTTGGACTTCTACGGCAAGCACGCGATCGGCATCATGACCGAAGAGGTCAGAAAGCATTTCGAGAAGGCCGAGATCATCGGCCACAAGGTCAACGACAGCATAGAGGACGAGATCCCATGGTGAATAGGATTGAAATACTGGAACAGGCGATTGAGTTGATCGCTGACGACGGAGAGCGCAGCCAGAACTACGGCACGCCGGAAGAGAACTTCAACCGCATTGCGGACGGCTGGTCGGTTATCTTCGATCAGCATGTGACTGCCGAGCAAGTGGCGCTTGCAATGGCCTGGCTGAAGATTGCACGCTTGGTGGGCAAGGATAGCCGACCGACGCTGGATACATACACAGACGCGGCGGCCTACTGCGCCCTTGCAGCAGAACTTGCAAGAGGCATCGACATCGAGTAGCGTGTCTGCACTGGCATCACGTTTTTTCTCTCCTCCCTGGCGTGATGCTTGCCTCCTGACAACTGGCCCTGCACAATGCGTGCAGGGTCTTCTTTTAGCCGGAGGGCAGCATGGACATCGTCATTGATCCACAGCAATACGACGCAGACGAGATCGAGGAGGGTGTTGCTGACCTGCTTGATCTGGTTGCCGAGGCTGTCGAGGAAGGCCACGATGTCGGCCAATTGATCGTCATTATCGGCATCGCGCTGCGCATGCTCATCGAGGAACATGGCGACTACCGTCAGATCCACTGAGAGGCCGCATAGAGCGGCTCTGGCTTGCTTGGCTACCCAACGACCAGAAAACCTTTAACGCCGCTGTAGGATGCCTTTCTGTGGCTCTCAGACCACGCTCCGGCACACGCCGTCGCTCGCACCTGCCCGCGCGGACGCGCGCGTGCCAAAAATGGTTGCATTTGTCAACTATCTGGGCGCCGTGGCAGACGCGGCAGGCACAACATCTTGTGCTTATGCTTAACATAATACGCCTCAAACAGCTAAGTCATTGATAACATTGAATAGGACATTTAACATAATGCAGATTATGCGCAAAAGACGCGACAGGCCTGGCAGATCCGGCAAACCCCCCCCCACCCCGGCGCGGCGGCGGGGGCGCTGGCCCAAGACACCCTTTGACGCAGTCCGAGAAAAATTTTTGAAAAAATTTTGCCAAACCTTTTTTTACTGCCTAATCTGCCACCACAACCAAGGAGCCAAACATGGCAGGACGCCCACAACGCAGAGAGATGTTAAAGAAGATCGAGGTCGCCGCCGAGGCTGCCAAGATGTCCATGGCAGATTTCGTCTATGACTACGTCGCCAGCGGCAAGACGTTGGTCGACCTTGCGGATGAGGTCGGCTATTCGCGCAGCCACATCAGCCGGCACCTTAACAACATCCCCGAGATCAAGGAGGCCCTAGAGAAAGCCCGCCTGGAAGCTGCAGACGCCTTGGCGGAGCAGACAATCAAGCTGGCAGATGACTTGGCAGCCAGGCTTGATCGTGGCGAGGACGTCAAAAACGAGCGGATCGCCGTTCTGCGCGAGCAGACGAGCAGCCGGAAATGGTGGGCAGCCACTGCCAACCCTGGGCGTTACGGAAAGCCTGACACTAACATCAACATCAACCTGGGCGACCTGCACTTGGACGCGCTACGCAAGACCAGATCCAACGTGATTGACATCACGCCAGCCGAGGCAGCCGACGATGAGTGAACAGCAGGACAACCCGTTACTTGACTTCGTCAATGAATATCGCGGCGACCCAGTAAAGTTCGTCAAAGAGGTTCTTGGCGGGACGCCGACGCCGTATCAGGAGGAGGCTTTGAACGCCCTTGCCAGCGGCGAGCGTAAGATGTCGATCCGTTCCGGCCACGGCACTGGCAAGTCAACTTTTGCAAGCTGGGCGATGCTGTGGTTTGTGATGTTTCGGTTTCCGAACAAGGTTGTCGTGACGGCACCCACCACTGGTCAGTTATTTGACGCGTTGTTTGCTGAGCTGAAGAAATGGATCACGGAGATGCCGAAGGCTTTGCAGCCTTTGCTGAACGTCAAGTCGGATCGTGTTGAATTGGTTGCCGCCCCAAGTGAAGCGTTTATTTCGGCCAGGACCAGCCGAGCGGAAACCCCAGAAGCATTGGCCGGTGTTCACAGCGAGCATGTGTTGCTTGTTGTTGACGAGGCCAGCGGTGTGCCTGAGCCGGTGTTTGAAGCGGCGGCAGGCTCGATGTCCGGGCATTCGGCAACGACGCTTTTGCTGGGCAACCCGACACGTTCTAGCGGCACGTTCTTTGAAAGCCAGAACCGCATGGCGCATGCATGGTGGGTGCGGCGTTGGTCGTGCCTTGATAGCCCGCTGGTGTCGGATGAGTTTGTCGAAGAAATTAAGCTGCGGTATGGCGAGGAAAGCAACGCTTTTCGCATTCGCGTGCTTGGCGAGTTTCCTCTTGCTGATGATGACACGATTATTCCGATCCATTTGGCCGAGGCTGCTCGGGATCGTGACATTGAGACGCCGAAGGATACGAAGCCTATATGGGGGTTAGACGTAGCACGTTTCGGGACGGACAAGACGGCGTTGGCTAAGCGCACCGGGCCTGTCGTGACTGAGATCGAGCGCTGGCAGGGTTTGGATTTGATGCAGACTGTGGGCCGGGTGAAAGCGGAGTATGACGGCCTGCCGTTTAGCTTGCGGCCTTCGGAGATACTTGTTGACAGCATCGGCCTTGGTGCAGGTGTCGTTGACCGTTTGCGTGAATTGGGCTTGCCGGTGCGTGGCGTGAACGTGTCCGAGGCGCCTAGCATGGGCAAGACGTATCAGAATTTGCGGACTGAGTTGATTTTCAAATTGCGTGGTTGGTTGGAGGAGAGAGGTAGTAAGATACCCCACGACGACCAACTCATTGCGGAATTAACGTCAATCAGGTATAGTTTCGGCAGCTCCGGCAAGATGAAGGCTGAGAGCAAGGATGAGATGCGGCGGCGTGGCTTGGGTTCACCTGACTTGGCTGATGCTGTCTGCCTGACGATGGCGAGCGATGCTGCCACCGCGTTGGGCGTAGGATCAACATCGTGGGGCCAGCCCCTGCGCAGGAATTTGAAGGGCGTGGCCTAATGCCAGAAAATGCAGCAGCCGAAGGCGGTTACGGACTTAGCGCTAGTGAAGCGTTTGGCGGTCAGGTAGGGACCGGCAATGTAAGCCCAAGCGCCGTTGGCGGCACGTTTGGTGGCTTTGGTCCCAGCTTTGGCGGCGGTGGCGATGACCCTGCGCAGGCTGGTCGGTATGGCCCCATGGGGACACCAAACGCAAATGCTACGTTTGCCAGCGTTCAGGCTCTTGCTGATCGCGGGCGTAGCATCGCTTTGGCCAATATGCTTGCAAATAACGCTGCCCGTGGGATGTTCCAAAAATCTCAGTCTGAAATGGGTGTCGGTAATGTTGTGGCTGCCCATCAAGCTGTAAATGCCACGATTAACGCTTTTGGCTCAATCACCCCGCATGGTATCAATCAAATCTCACAAGAGACCGGCGTTCCCGCTGAACAGGTTGGTCAAATTGCTCAATCAGCCTTGGGCCAAATGCAATCAAAAGCGATTGGCACACAGGTTGACGTTGATGCTGCTTTAAACCGTGGCGGCGTCCAAGGTGGCAATTTTGGCCCTGGCTTGTTGGGTGGCACGGTAAGTTCTGCTGACTTGGCTTCTGGGAATATGTCTACAACTGGCATCCCCGGCGCTAGTGGAAGCGTGTCAACCAATGCTGCTGGCAGCATTAGTCCTGCGGAAGCGTCTGGGATTGTTTCGGCATTAAGCGCGCCTGTCTCCATGACAAACCCAAATACCGGCGCCCAAATGACTATTGGGTTAAACACAAGGTCTGGTCGCAATGACTATGGTGATCTTGGTGTTGGCCAGATGCCTGGGGCCGTCACGGCTGCTGACCTTGCCGCTGGCCGTAGCATCAGCACGCCCACAGGACGCGGTGGCTACGTAACAACAGCCCCAAGCGTTGCAGACGCTTTTGACTTTGGGGTTCCGTCAGGTTTGCTAGGGTCTATTCCATCGGCTGCGCCAGCGTCGCAAGGTCCGATGTCTGTAGATATACCGGCGCCAGCAGCCCAGCCTGCCATGTCGCCCGCAACTGTCGCGCAAGCTATGACGCAGCCAGCCGCTCAGCCTGCTGCCGCGCAAACTGTAACGCCATATTCAGAGCGCGGTTTGCTAGGCAGGTTGGGCATGGATCTTGCGATGGGCTTTACTCAGCCGTTTGCAAGCCGTGAAGATCGCGCGCAGACAATGCTTTCCCGTGGTTACTCGCAGGCTGACATTGATGATTTCTTTGCCCGCACTGACGCAACCATTGCTCGAAACGCTGAGCGGGATCAAATGTTTGGCGGCGGGCCAGGCCCACGTTTTGTTACTGATGTTGCGCTGATGGAATACGGGCAATCCCTACCGCCAGAAAAGCGTCAGATGTTTATGGCTGCTGACCGCGCCACTCAGGTTTCAATGTATAATCAGGCTATGGGGTATTGATCTGTGGCCGGGCGTGAAATCAAAAGCATCATTGATCTGATCGTTGATGCACTACCCAGCAAGGCGACATCTAAAGAGGTTTCCGCAGCTCGTAAGGCTGTAGAGAAAGCTGCAAGCCCGGCAGCCAAGATCCCAAAGCCTGGCACGACAATTACCGTTCCTGGCCTGCCACCCACTCGGGTGCAGAAAGAAAAACTGGACCCGATGGGCTACAGCGGAACAAAGCTGACCAGACCTATTGAAGCATACACCCCGACTGTTCGGCAGACCAACACGCCAAACCTGCCTCGCCGCGTTATTACTATGGAAGATCTTGAGGGCGGGTTTATTTTGCCGCTTTACGGCGACCGCAGCGCGGCTGGCGGGCTGCTTGCTCGCGTCGGCGACATTGATCTGCAGAGAGCGTATGAACTTGAGGGCGGCGTAGACTTTATGCGCGCCTTGGCAAATCAAACAGATGATGCCGTGTGGGCGTCTGCGCCGAGTATTACCAAGAGTTTGATTAAGGCGGCTCAAGACGCTAGGGAACTTGCGAGAAAAAATGGTGAAGACCCTTCTGTGTATGGCGTGACGATTTCGATGGCGCCAGATGCATTGGACTTTGCGTCGTTTACGCCGCGAGTTGCTGCAGATCTTGCGCAGCAGTTTATGACAAAAGGATCTGCCAAAAAGTTTGACGATTTTCTGCGTCAAAATCCCGACATGAAAGACTGGCCCGGCATGATGTCGCCGGACTTGGATCAGTGGTTTTTGAATGCTAAGACAAAACAGCGTAAAATATTTTTGCGCACGCTTGATAAAGACAACGTGAGAAAAGATCTAAATTTGCCGCCAGACATTGTGGCTGCTGCGCGTTACGCAGTTACTGATCCCACGCAGCGCGCTATGCCGTCAGGTTATGGCGGCCTTGGTATATCAAGACTTGATCTTGATAGGCCGTTTGTTGACTCACCAAAGGTGCCGCACAGCACGTATGGCAGCCAGATGCGCGGAGAATATGTTGGCGGTTTACTTGCGCCGATGCGTCAAGAAGATCTGATGCGTGATGCGTTTAGAAAATATTTTAGCCCTGGCTATGTAGACACAAAGGGCGCTGTCGGCGCGCTATCACCGGCAAACGCCACATATGCGATAAAAACTCAGCTGCCACTGCAGCTCGTGGACGCGCAAATGGTCGATCACTACATGATGATGCTGGAAGATATGAGGAGTAAAGGTCTTATCGACTAATCGCCGAGCAAAAACTCGTCAGCTAAGAAAAGCGGCGGATGCTCTGCCTGGTTAATGCCAAGCGCGTAGCAGACAACCTCGTCAAACTTTTCGGCTGCATCAACGTCATGGTCTGTATGGCCGAAAAAGGCCAAAGTAATGGTTTCGCGGGCTTCTAAGATTTCGTCTAAGTCCATGTTGGTCATCCCTGTTAGTTTGTGGTAGTTTACTGGAGAAAATTGAGGGCATCAATGGAAAACGGTATAAGCGTTGAGCTGTTTGAAAAGGATGGAATGCTGATGGCTCGATCGCCAGACGGCAGCGAATACCTTTACGCAGACATCATGCGCCACAACAACCCTGGATCTGACTTTGACGATTACACCGGCGCCCCGCTGCCTGTCGTGCCTGGTGCTAATTTTCCAGAAGGTCAGCCGCTTCGTGAAAACCGCTTTGGCGATGTGGCCGAGCGCTACGGAAATGAAGAGCTGTCAGCCGCACGCGGCTTGCTGTTAGGCGAAACAAATCTTTACGACGCCTTGCCTGAAAGTATGCGCGGCGGCATGATGGAGCCAATCAACCGCACAATTATGGATGTGGTAGATATTGGAGCTGGCGCGCTTTCCGGCGGCTACGGCTTGGGACAGAAAGGCGCCGCATACCTTGCCGAGATGTTGGCCAGCGGCACTGAAAGTGAAAAGCGTTTGGCGCGAGATATGATCGGCGGATTTGAGGGCGCTGGCTTTGGGGCTGAAGGGCGCATGTTGGGCGCCATTGCCGAGGCTGGCGGGCGTTCTTCAGCAATACGAGCCTTAGAAGATGTGCCAAACACCGTCCGAGAGGCACGCCTTCCTCGCATGACGTATGGCACGTCTGAGGCGATCCCTTACGCCGGTGTTGGTCGTTTGGTTAGCGAGCGTCAGCCAGGCGTTTCAGCTGCTCCCCACATGCCAGGTCTGCTTTTCATATCGCCAGATGACGCAAGGGCGTTCACGGAGGCTCGATCGTGGATTAATCCAGAAACTGGCGGTGACATTTTGTTTGAGACTGTCGGCGCAAAGACTTTGCCTACACTGCGTGGGCAGGGTGTTTACCAAGGCCCGGCTGGCCTTGAGTATAACCCTAACATGATCGCAAGATCGCCAGACATTACCCCAGAGCAGCTGACGGCTACGGAAAGCCTGCGCGGGTTGATTGACGTTCAAGGTGGCACGCCGTGGACGACGCTGAAGGGTGGAGATGAGCCTGCGATATTTATTCCGCACGGTGAGAACGCTGGCAACCTGAAAGAGATCGAAAAGATTATGGAGGCTGGCAAAGATTTTGGCGTCACTGATGTTGTTGACGTTGGCGAGGGATACATCCTTCGTAATTTTCAGGGTGGGTCGGTTGACGTGAGCCGAAAGGCTCGCAAGGCGTTAAAAAAGGCAACCGGAAAGACGCCTGTATCCACCAGGGTCGGCGGCGGCTATCCGGGCTACGAGGGTGCTTGGGAAGAGGGCGCTGGAGAGGCTATTAACCAATACCTAAAAAATATATCTGAGGCAGATCCGGCAGCCGTGGCAGCATTGTCTGAAAGCCCAGCCGTGCGCGCAGCGGCGATGGAGCGGACAAAGCAAAACTTCAAGATGAAGGGCGACGTGGGCGGCACCAACCCGACAGTAGACAAGATGATCCAAGCCATTCAGCGTAGCGGCCCGGAAAGCCTGGCGCCAATGGCTGAAAAAATCAAAGCGGCTGAGATCCCGATGCAGGTGCCAAATTTGCGGTTGCAACCGGGCGCCCAGTTGTCGGCCACGCATTTCTCGCAAGAGCCGCGCGGCATTCTCGATCCCCGCATGCAGTTCAGCAACCCAGAAATGCGTGGGACTGAGCGCGCGCTGCCTGAGCCTTACCCGGCGCAAACCTATTTCGGCATCGATGTTGGTCAGCCTGGCGGCTACGTCCCGGAGCGCGGGGTAGGCCAGGCGCGGCACGACGTGGCGCTGCCAAGTGGTGAGATGATCAACATCGGCTCAGGCTTCCCAGAGGATGTCTCTAGCCTGGCGCGTCAAATTATTGACCAGCGAATTGCGGCTGGCGAATACATCCCCGAAGGCGCGATCGACAACATGATGACATCTTACATGATGCAGATCGCCAAACAGCGTGGATATACTGGCATTTTGAACCCGTCGCATGAGTTGGGGCGCATTGGCACCAGCTTCTACCCAATGGAGCTACAATAATGCCCCTGCGCAAAGGCTCGTCAAAAAAGGTTATCTCTGCTAATATCCGCACGGAGATGAAGGCTGGCAAGCCTCAGAAACAAGCTGTGGCCATCGCTTTGAGCAAGGCTGGCAAAACTAAGAAAGGTCGAAAGAAATGAAAAAGCCAGTGAAAATGCCATCGTTCAAGCCCTGCAAAGGCTGCCCTACGCCAGCAGCATGCAAGCGCGCTGGCCGTTGCTTGGCTAAAGGGAAAAAGTAACTCCCTAAACCCTGTGCTGGCGCAATGAGCCTTTCTAGGGTATAAATAACACACACTGCGTTTGAGTATGTGACTTAGTGACGGGTATCCACAAACTCAGGCCATCACGGCCTAACATAGAAAGGGGCCGAGATGGCTATTACCACCTACGCTGAACTGCAGCAGACCATTGCTGACTGGCTTAACCGCGCTGACTTGGATCAGCAAATCCCTGACTTCATAAAGCTGGCTGAAAGCACGTTGAATGACGTGATGCGCACTTCGTTTATGGTTGCAAGCGACACAATAACTGTGACGGCAGGCCGTGCGCCGTTGCCGACAGACGCGCTTGAGATTGTATATTCTCAGGTGGCATCGACCGAAGACGAGCCTTTGGAGCAGGTCGCTCCACAGCAGCTTTTGATGCTTCGCCGCGCACGCACTCGCGCAGCCGGAAACCCCAAGTTTTTTGCGATCATCGGTCGCGAAATGCTGGTAACGCCGACACCTGCCAGCGGCTCGATTGACGTGGATTACTACCAGAAAATCCCCGCCCTGAGCGTCAGCAACACGACCAACTGGCTGCTGGAAGAGGCACCGCATGTGTATCTCTACACTTCGCTGCTGCACGCAACTCCGTTCCTGATGGATGACGTGCGGTATCAAGTGTTCCAGAACAGCGTGTCGCAGCAGGTGATGAACGCGGTGAAATCAAGCCAGACGCTTTCGTTTGACGACATTAAAACCGCTGGCTTCTCTCTGAAATCGCCAGCGGATATGGCGGCGCAGGGGACTAACAATCCCAACCCGGTGGCAATGACGCAGCCTGCGCAAGCATCGTAAAGGATAGGCAATGGCGATTTCAACGTATGCCGAACTGCAAGATGCTGTCACGGTGTGGCTTAACAAGCCAGACGTTGAGCAGAGCGTCACCAGCCTAATCTCTTTGACGGAGGCGGACTTAAACCGCCGCCTTCGTCACTGGAAGATGACCAAGCGCTCTGTGGCAGAGATCGACAGCCAATATAGCACGATGCCCAGTGACTATCTGGAGACGATCCGTTTCTCGATTGTCGCTGACAAAACGACTGCATTGGACCTGATTAGCCACAACGATCTTCTGGATCGCAAGGCGTCAACTACATCTGGTCGGCCTCAATATTACGCCGTGACTGGCGAACAGTTTGAGTTCCTGCCTGCACCAGATGACACATACAACGCGGAGTTGGTTTACTTCGCAGAACTCGAAGCGTTGAGCGACAGCAACACCAGCAACTGGCTGTTGACCACTGCGCCTGACGTTTACCTATACGGCACACTGGCTCACAGTGCGCCGTTTCTTGGCGAAGATCAGCGCATACAGGTCTGGGCTTCGCTGTATGAAGCGGCCCTTGCTGGGCTTAACCGCGCTTCTGACACGGCACGATACAGCGGGACGGGTCTGCGCATGAAACTGAGGGCTTACTGATGTCTTTCACTAACTACACTGAAACGGAAGTCCTTGAGTGGCTTCTGACCAACACCGCCGTAACGCGCCCGACTGCTTGGTATGTCGGCCTGTTCACGGCAGCGCCCGGCGAAGCTGGCGGCGGCACTGAGGTATCTGGCGGCAGCTACGCCCGCGAGAGCGCCACATTCACCGTCTCTGGCGCTACTGCATCGAACAGCGCAAACATTGAGTTCACCGAGGCGACTGCCTCGTGGGGGACTATCACGCACGTCGCGATATTCGATGCCGTAAGCGGTGGCAACATGCTGGCGTATGCGTCTCTCACCACGTCGAAGGCAATCGACACTGGTGACATCCTGCGTATCCCCGCAGGCGATCTTGACGTGACCCTCGACTAATTGAGGATTGAAATATGGTGACGCTCGTAAACCGCGCGAAAGTTCTTACATCCAGCACTGGCACAACCAGCCCGATCTCTCTGGGAAGTGCGGTATCTGGTTTTCAGACACTCGCTGATGCGGGCGTCACCAACGGCCAAACGGTTCGTTACGTCATCGAAGATGGCGCGAACTGGGAGATCGGCTCTGGGACGTATAACTCTACAGGCCCGACGCTATCCCGCACGCCCTCTGAGAGCAGCAACGCTGGCTCTTTGATTAGCCTGTCCGGCTCTGCTGTAGTGTTTATCACGGCTGCTGCTGAGGATATTTTGCAGGAAGCCGACCTGACCGCAGGCACTGGTATCAGCATCACTGGTTCGACAATTACAAACTCTGCGCCAGATCAAACAGTTTCAATTACTGGTTCTGGGGCGATTACTGCCAGCGGAACGTATCCTAATTTTGAAATAGCTACGCCCGGTTATACCGACAGTGACGTTGACACCCACCTGAACACTGGCACGGCGTCTGCCTCAGAGGTTCTGTCGTGGACTGGCAGTGACTACGATTGGGTTGCTGTTAGTGGATATACAGACGCTGATGTAGATACACATCTAAACACATCCACAGCAGCGTCTGGCGAAGTTCTTAGCTGGAATGGTAGTGACTACGACTGGGTTACTGGTGGTGGTGGTGCCACTGACATTGATGGGCTGTCTGATGGTTATTCTGTCGGATTTTCTGTTGGTCTTGGATCTGGTGCCTTGGCTAATGATGATGGCACAAATAATTACAATACTGCAATTGGAGCCTCTGCTGGCAATTTAACAAGCACAGGTTCTGACAACGTCTTTATTGGTGGTCAGGCGGGAGACACGGTTACTACTGGCCGCTGGAATACTGTTATTGGCCGTAGTGCAGATGTTACGTCTGGCGGAACACAACTCGCCACAGCTATAGGTTATCTTGCCATTGCGTCTAATTCAACAGTTGCTATTGGCGATAACGCTAAAGCCTCGGGTGCCAATCAAGTTGCGATTGGAAGCGAAGCAGCTAAAAACACAAACAGCTCAGCAACCAACAGTATTGCAATTGGTAGGGAGGCTGGACAATACGTTCGTGCCGCTGACAATATCTCAATCGGTTACAGGTCAATCTATGGTCTAGGTTCTTTTAACGTAACCGGTGCCGGAAACGTAGCTGTAGGAACTAGCACAGGTGAGGATTTAAGCACTGGTACTTACAACTTCCTCGGGGGCTACCTCTCAGGTGCCAACCTCACTACAGGCTCCAACAACGTAGCCCTTGGGAAAGGCGCTTTGGATGCAGCAACTACTGGTGGCCGGAACGTAGCTATTGGTCAGGATGCTATGGGCCTTGGGGTTGCTACTTCTGCCAATGGGGATAACGTCGCCATTGGGTTTAGAGCAGGTAACCTAATAACTAGTGGCACTAACAACGTAGCTATCGGCAATGGTGCTCTTGATGCAGCTACTACTGGCGGTCGTAACATCGCCATTGGTCAGGCCGCTATGGGTAATGGGGTTCTTACGAATTCGTCGGGGGACAACGTAGCGATTGGCTATCAATCTGGCTTTGACCTGACATCGGGCACGGACAACTTCCTTGGAGGATACACCGCTGGTTCGAACCTGACTACAGGTTCAGCTAACATAGCTATTGGCGAACGTTCTTTGGCTGCTGCGACTACGGGTTCTTATACTGTTGCTATGGGGTATCTAGCCCTTAATGCAATTACCACACAGACAGCAAATACTGCTGTTGGGGCTTCAAGCCAACAGACGGCAACAGGGGAATATAACACATCTCTGGGTCGTAATACTCTTGGAAGCGTGTCAGGCAATGACAATACTGCAGTCGGTTATAGTGCTGGTAACTCCCTAACTACTGGCAATGACAACGTGTATATCGGTTATAGTGCTGGTAACTGGTCCACACTCCACAGCACTGGTTCTAACTGCATCATCATCGGTAATCAGGCGGACCCATCCTCCACCTCAGCCGACAACGAGATTACCCTTGGTAACACAAGCATAACCCGCTTCCGTATTCCCGGCGCAGGCATCGACAACACCTCTGCTGCGCTCTCAGGCACTACCCCATCGGTGGATGTAGGCGCACGGGACACCTACACGCTGACGACCTCGGGCAACACGACCTTCACCTTCACGGGTGTTCCGTCGTCTGGGCAGGTCGGCACGTTCAGCTTGATTATCACGGCTGGCGGCACTCACACGCTGACATGGCCTGCATCGGTTGATTGGGCTGGCGGCACGGCTCCTGATGCACCTGCAAGCGGTGAAAAAGACATCTACACGTTTATGACAGTGGACGGAGGCACCACTTGGTATGGCTTCCTCGCTGGGGATGCGATGGCATGATAACTTCGTCGCAGAAATTGTTGATGGCTCGATCTGGGGCTGGTGGGGCTGGCGCCGATCCTTGGGATATATCTGCGGCTTCTTTTGTTCGGAGTTTTAGTATTCTATCTCAGGATGACATTGCAACAGGAATATTCTTCAAGCCTGACGGAACTAAAATGTATGTCACGGGTGACAGGAATAACCTTGTATACGAATATGACTTGAGCACTGCTTGGGATATCTCTACTGCGTCTTATTTGCAAAGCGGCACCGCCGGATCAACTAATCCATTCGGTTTGTATTTTAGCCCAGATGGCACTAAGATGTATACAATTAACTATTTAAGTGACGTCGTGTATGAGCGTCACCTAAGCACAGCTTGGGATGTTACCGCATCCACTCTTAATAGTAGTATAGATGTATCTGCCTATGAAAACATCCCATGTGATGTATACTTAAAACCTGATGGCACCAAAATGTACGTCGTCGGTTACGGTTCAGATGAAGTAAATGAGTTTGATTTATCCACTGCTTGGGATCTTTCTACTGCTTCTTACGTCCAAGAGATTAGTATTGCCACTCAAGACACTATTCCGTTTGGTCTATTCTTTAAACCTGACGGCACCAAAATGTATATAGCTGGTAATGTCAACAAAAACATATTCGAATATAGCTTATCTACCGCTTGGGACCTTTCCACAGCTTCTTACTCGCAAAGTTTTAGTGTCGCTTCTCAAGACAACACTATAAGAGGTCTTTATTTTAAGCCTGATGGAACAGGTTTTTATACTGTTGGGCAACAATATGACTCAGTTTACCAATACGACATTGGCTAAGGAGGCCACTTAAATGCACCTCAAACTCACAAACGGCACCCCAGCCAAATACACACTGGGACAACTGCGCCGTGATAATCCGCAGACCAGCTTCCCCAAGCTGATCCCTGACGATCTTCTGGCAAGCTATGACGTGTATCCATACAGCCGCCCCGCTGTTCCAGAATACGACAGCCTATCATGGCGTCTAATTGACGACGAGTTTGTCAACGTCAACGGTGCATGGATACTTCCGTATAAGCTGGAGGCTCTGTCTCTGGACCAAGCGGAGCGCAACATCCGCTCCCGCCGTGACAGCCTGCTGGCCGAGACTGACTGGGTCGTTGTCTACCACACTGAGAAAGGCACCAACATCCCGATGGAATGGGAAGTGTATCGGCAGGCGCTTCGTGATATAACTGCACAAGCAGGCTTCCCATACGAAGTCACTTGGCCCACCAAACCTTGAGGTCTGAAATGGAAGACGAATTGACACCAGAACGCATTGCTAAACACTACTCCGCCTGTCTCGACAGCGTGTGGGTCGTAAACGATGCAATCGCCAACCCTGACAAATACATTGGCGACGACACAGTGATCCAGCGTAATGTGCAGCACCTCGAAGGTATGCGTAACGCTGACTTCTGGACCACTGAGGACATGACCCCGATTGACGCTGCTATCGCTGCGGGCAACGCCGCACTGGCGGGCTAATAAATGCTTGGCTTCTCACCTCTCGCATCGGCGGCACTGGCTGACGATCTCGCTGCGGTAGTTGTTGAAGCCAGCGCCAGCGTCTCTGCGTCTGCTACCGTTTCGGCGGTTGCAGGTGCAACAAGGCAATCTTCTGCGGCAGTATCGGCTGCATCCACAGCCACAGCGTCGGCAACCACTGCCACGCTGGTCAGCATTAGCGCAACCGTTTCTGCGGCATCGACAACAGCCGCAGACAGCGTAGCAGCACGAAATGTGTCTGGCAGCGCTACAGCGGCTTCCACAGCGTCTGTTGTAGCGTTTAGCACTGCATCTGTGTCAGCAACGTCAAGCGCCTCTGTGGCGGCCTCTGTGAGCGCCACGGCGGTTAAAACGGTTGACGCTCAGGCTTCTGCCTCTGCCACGACGCAGGCGAGCGTTGCCCGGCTGCAAATTACATCCGCAGGCATCTCGGCAACATCGGCTTCTTCGGCGTCTGCCCAATCGGTTGTTGATGTATCTGCAACCGCTTCTGGCTCGGCGGCAACATCTGCATCGGCCAAGCGCATCGCCAACGCATCTGCTGCAATCTCTGCCACTTCTACAGTGCAAGCGGCAGGCAAACGCTTTGCTATTTCTCGCGGCATCGTTTCATCTAACACATCGGTTGCTGCTGCTTACGCCCGCATACGCGCCGCATTTGCTGGGATCGACGCACGGTCTGGCGCTACCGCATCCGCTGGCGTCACGTCCGTCACGAGCGCAAGCATTGCCGCAAGCAGCGAGTTTTTGGCCAGCGCGGGGGCTTCGACGCCAGTTAGTGCATCTGCGTCAATTTCTGCTATAGTGACCGCGAGACTTATCAAGACGTGGGAAGATCAACCGAACACGTCCGAAATTTGGGTTCAGCAGGACGACACCAGCGAGATATGGGTGCCGCAGGCTGACACAACGGAAAACTGGATTGAGGCTGCATAATGGCTACACTCTCATACACCAAGCCGACTGTCGGCGCTTCGACTGACACATGGGGCAACACCCTAAATTCTAACTGGGACAACCTTGCGGCTGTTCTGGGAACGGTTGACAGCACAGACATTCAAAAGCTGGAAGCGATCACAGCAACCGCTGCTGAGTTGAACGTGCTGGATGGGGTTACGGCCACCACTTCTGAGTTGAACACCGCATCGACGCACTACGTCCCATCTGGCGGCATCATCATGTGGAAAGGCAGCGTAGCCAGCATTCCCAGCGGCTGGCATCTATGTGATGGCAACAACGGCACTCCAAACCTGACAGATCGCTTTGTGGTAGGCGCTGGCAACACTTACGCAGTTGACGCAAATGGCGGCAGTGCAGACGCGATTGTTGTAGAACACACTCACACTTACAGCGGCACCACCAACACCACTGGCGCGCACGAGCATAGCCTGTATCTTAACGCAAGCAGCATTGACGATGGCCCTGCGTCAGGTGGTGGTGTGCGGACGGACAGTAACGGTGTGCCGACGACTATGTATAACGGCCAGAAGGCGCTATCCGCAGGCGACCACAGCCACACATTCAGCGGCACCACGGCCTCAAGCGGTTCGTCAGGAACCAACGCCAACCTGCCGCCCTACTATGCTCTGGCCTACATCATGAAGGCGTAAACCAATGACACTGATCCCGCTTAAACTGCCAGCGGGCATCTACCGCAACGGCACCGAGTTCGAGGCAAGCAACCGCTGGCGCGATGCTAATCTCGTGCGCTGGACAGAAAACACCATGCGCCCTGTCGGCGGGTGGGAAGATTTCATCTCAATCGACAGCAGCCCGATTAGGGGCATGCTTGCGTGGCGCAGTTTGTCTGGTGACAAGCGCATTGCCACTGGCTCCTACAACAAGCTGTATGCCGCCCTAGAAAGCGGTTTAGTCACCGACATTACTCCGACTGGCCTAACGGCTGGTTCAGTCAACGCAGCACAACAAACTGGCTACGGTTCTGGGGTGTATGGCGCTGGTGCGTATCAAACAGCAACTGCCACACCTTCTGGGTCATTTGGCGAAAGCACCACGTGGTCTATGGATAGCTGGGGAGAGAGGTTGGTGGCATGCTCAACGGCTGACGGAACGCTGTGGGAATGGGATTTAACGTCCAGTCAGGCATCGGCCATTGCAAATGCTCCCACTGACAACTCTGGCCTAATGGTGACGGAAGAGCGTTTTCTGTTTGCGCTTGGCGGTAAGAAGTCTGGCGAGAGTAATCCAAACCCACGGCGCATTATCTGGTCAGATCGAGAAGACAACACAACGTGGACAGCCGCGACAACAAACGAAGCTGGCGACATTGAGTTGCAGACCAATGGCCAGATCATGCAGGGCATCCGCACGCGCGGGCAGGCTCTTATTCTGACGGATATGGATGCCCATTCGGCGACATATATTGGTGGGCAATTTATTTACTCATTTCAACGTGTTGGTTCGTCATGCGGCGCAATTAGCCGCAAGGCTGCTGCCACCGTTGACGAAGGCGTGTTCTGGATGGGGCGTCGTGGCTTTTTTGCATATAGCGGTGGCGCTGTTGTGGACATCCCGTGCGAGGTGTCGGACTACGTTTTCAACGATATGAACGTGCAGCAGCAGTCAAAGATATTCGCTGTCGCCAATCAGGCTTACAATGAAATCTGGTGGTTCTATCAGTCCGCAACGTCATCTGAAATCGACAAATATGTAGCCTACAGCTACAAAGAGCAGCACTGGTCTATTGGGTCGCTGTCGCGCACTTCTGGCGTAGATCAGGGCGTGTTTAAAAAGCCGATCATGGCAGACGCAAGCGGCGATACGTTTGTGCATGAGGTCGGCAGCCTTTACGATGGCGCAAGCATATTCGCAGAAAGCGGCCCGATTAGCTTGGACAACGGCGACAACGTGCTGAAGGCCACCATGCTTTACCCTGATGAAAAGACGCAGGGCGACGTGTCTGCCACATTCAAGACGCGCTTCCACCCAAATGACGTTGAGCGCAGCTATGGCCCATACAGCATGGCAAACCCGACGCCAGTGCGATTTACTGGGCGGCAGATCAGGATGCGCATTGACGCTGAGCGCAGCGCCGACTGGCGGGTTGGCATTATGCGCCTCGACGCAATGGCAGGGGGCAAGCGGTGAGTTACGGATACAACCCGCCCCCTGTCACTGTCGATCTGACTGTGTGGGCGCAGAATGTAGTAACATATCTGCGCCGCGTGGCATCACGTCTGGCGTATAAGGATAGCGATGCCCGCGCCACCGAGAACGGCGTCATTTTGTATGACAACGTAAACGGCTACCCTGTTGTTGCGAAAGATGGCGAGTGGCGGCAAATCGTGCTGGCTGATGGCTATGCCTTTCTTGGCCAAGACAATGATGTGACAGCCGCTGCCGCAAGCACTGCATACGCGATCACCTACGACACACCAACAATGGCTGACGGCATTTCGCTCGATGGAACCAACCCTGAGCGGATCGTGTTCGAGGAGGGTGGCACGTATCTTCTGGCGTTCTCGGCTCAGGTAACGTCAACATCATCTAGCACTGTTTCGTTTCGGTTTTGGCCGCGCATCAACGGGACTGACGTGCCGGGCAGCACAATGGTTGTTAATCTGCATCAAAACGATGCCACGACAGTGATTTCTCGCATGGCGATATTTCAGGTCAGCGCGGGCGATTATCTTGAACCAATGTGGGCAGTGGATAGCACGTCTGGCTTTTTGCAAGCGACAGCGGCTACGGCGTATGCTCCGGCAGCGCCATCAACTTCGCTGTCGATAACGAGGATTAGGGCGTGATACCAAATATTCACGACTACAAGGATAAGATTGAGGCTGCCTTGAAATACAGCGGCGGCACTCATCTTTTCCAAGATGTTGTGGATGCAGTAGCCGATGGCCGCATGCAGATGTGGGCGAATGGCGAAACAGTGGCCATTACCGAGGTAATATGTTACCCTCGCAAAAAAGTTCTTCATGTTTTCTTGGGTTCAGGTAAGCGCAAAGAACTTTTTGAGATGATTGACAGCGCATGGCGGTGGGGCGAAGGCATAGGTTGCACAGGCATGACGCTGGCGGGCCGTAAGGGCTGGATGAAACTGATGGGTAAATTCGGCTTTAAGCCAACCCTTTACGTGATGGAGAAAAGCGCATGAGCGGCGGTAAAGGCGGAAGCAATACGCAGTCTCAAAAAATTCCAGAGTGGCTAGAAGGCCCGGCCAAAGAGAATTTGGCTAGGGCTAAGGATGTTCAGCAACTTGATTTCATGCCTTGGATGGGACCGTCAGCGGCTGCCCTGACTCCGATGCAGCTTGCATCCATGCAGAACACTGGACAAGCCGCCGGTGCATTCGGAATGGCTGGAAGCAATTTGACCGGCACTGAGGGCATGCCAACTCCGCAGCAATTTGCTGGCGGGATCACTGGCTACAGCGACTTCCCGATTTATGAGCAGGCTCGCAATCTTTACGCTCAGTATGATCCCACGACATATGCGGCCAGAAACGCATTATTTATCGGCGGACCTGGTGGTTCTGCGGCGTCACCTGGCCCAGCAGCACCTGCAGCATCTCCATCAACTCTAACCGACCAAGAGCGACGGATGGGGCTTACCGAAGAAATGAAGTCGCGCGGCATGACAGTTCGCGATATGTGGGGGCGATAAAATGGCAGGCGCAGCATCAATGAACGCAATCAGGCAGATTGTTCCCAACGCTGGGCAGCTTCCTGCTAATTATGATCCTAATCGCGGCATGACTACGCAGCCAGCAATTCCATTTGGCAGCAATCAAATCGGGCAGCCTGTCGGGCAGCCAACCCAAATGCCAAAAGCCCCCACTGCGACCGGCGCTCCCAACGTCTACCAGCAGTCTGCTGGCGCATACAACGCAGCACTGGCTGGCACTGGCGCGGCAGCGGCAGGCCCGAACATTGGCCGCTTCATGAACCCATACACCAACATGGTGACGGGGCAAACGCTGCAAGATCTTGAGCGTCAGCGGCAGATGGCAATCAACACCACCGGCCAGCAAGCAACGCAGGCTGGCGCGTTTGGCGGTTCTCGTCATGGCGTTGCAGAGGCTCTGACAAATGAAGGCTTTGCTCGCCAGGGCGCGCAGACATTTGCCAACCTGCAGCAGCAAGGATTTAGCCAGGCTCTTGGTGCAGCTCAGCAGCAACAGCAACTTGGTTTGCAGGCAGCAGGGCAGATGGGCAACCTTGCAAACCTTGGCTTTGGCTTTGGTCAGCAAATCCAAGACCAGCAAGCAAAACAGGGCGCGCAGCAGCAGCTTTTGCAGCAATCGTTGATTGACGCAGCTCGTGGTCAGTTTGGCCAGTTTGCCGGGCAGCCCGCGCAGTCTCTTGGTTACATGAACCAAGCCATTGGCGTGACGCCTGTTCCGCAGACGCAGACGTCAACAAAACAGCCCGGCCTGTTTGACTATCTGACATTGGCGGCCACGGCATACGCAAAATCTGACCGTCGCTTGAAAACCAATATCAAGCCGGAAGGCGAGGCTAAAGGTATCAAATTCTATAGCTGGGATTGGAATGAAGAGGGCAAGCGCGTTGGAAACCCAAACCAGCCAGGCTTCGGCGTAATGGCCGACGAGCTGCAGGAAACGCACCCGCATCTGGTTATCCGTGGTGACGATGGCTACCTACGCGTCAACTATGCTGGACTGAAGAGTGAACTGGTGGCTGCGTAATGATTGACTATCGTCAAATGGCAATAGAAACAGCGCGGAGATACAATATCCCCGTCGATCTGTTTCTTGCGCAGATAACACAAGAAAGTGCTTGGAGGCCTAGTGTTGTTAGCGACGCTGGGGCCATTGGTTTAGGGCAACTTATGCCAGGGACAGCCAAAGAACTTGGCGTAGACCCGCTCGACCCGGCTCAAAATCTTGAAGGTTCTGCCCGCTATTTGTCTCAGCAATATAACAAGTTTGGTGACTGGGGAACGGCGTTGGCGGCATACAATGCTGGCCCTGGCGCGGTGAGCAAGTATGGCGGGATCCCCCCTTATCGTGAAACTCAAAACTATGTTCGAAAAATTCTTGGCAGCGTTGGCAGTGGCGCAGAGGTAGCTACCGACACGATGGCAGCATTAGGCAAAGGAGGCGGGACTGTGACACCCGATCAGATCGCGCAAGGCGCAATGGCGCAATCGCAAGGCCAACAGCCTGAGCAGTCTCGCGGCTTGCTAGGCAACTTGTTTAGCGATCCAGACAGGATGGCAGCGCTGGCCATGGCTCTTAACAGCATGCGCCTTAACCCAGACCCCAACTTGGCTCCAGTTTTATCTGCGCAAATGAAAGAGCGTCGGGCTGAGCGGAAGGAAAAGGCTCAACGCAATGCTACTGCTGATGCATTGGATAAAATTGCGCCTGGCGCTGGGGATCTTGTAAGGGCTGGCATTTTCTCCGGCTCAGAGGCTTTAAAGTTTGCCAAAGACAAGGAAAAGATGGCCCTTGCTCAGCAGGCGTCTGAAGCCATGGCGCGAGGGGACTACCAGACGGCATACGCTTTATCAATGCGCTTGTCTCCAACCGCAGCAGGGCAAGCGATTGCGCAGCAGCTTGGCCCGCGTCGGCCTGAAGTTATTGCTAACGGCAAATACACCACGACTTATGTAGATGGTCAGCCAGTGGTAACTCCAAACCAGGCAGTAATTGACGCTGAGCGTCAGTCTCTGGAGCAAGGGCGAGAGGCTGAGCGCATTCGCAAGGGGCTTCCAACTACTGCGCAAAAGGCCGAAGAAACTGATTTTGACGCGCTCAGCGCCATCGACATGATTACCGCTGAAACCGCCAGAATGGAAAGACTGTTCGGGTTCAATGAAAAAACCGGAGAATTTGAAGGGCCGCTTAAATTTGGTGTCGGCGGCTTTATTTCTGGCGGCCTAGGGTCAATAGGTTTCGGTGAAGCTAACGAAAAAGTTGCCCGCGCCAGGGAAGATTACGAAACATTTAAGACACGTCTTGTAAACGAAAGCCTGCGCCTCAATAAAGGCGTTCAGACAGAGGGCGACGCTCAGCGCGCAATGGATGAACTTGGCGGCGCTAGGACGACTGCAGAAGCCTATGCTGCAATTGAAAAGTTGCAAAGGATTAACGAACGCGCCCGTCAACTACGCGAGCGGGCAATCCGCACTCGTCGTGAGCGCTATAACCTGCCAGACGCCAAAATTCCACAATATGCCCCGACTTGGGAGGTTGTTGACTAATGAAAATTCGCATCGAGGGTGTGGGCGTTGTTGAGGTTCCAGACGAGTTTAAGGATTTGTCTAGGGAACAGCAGGATGCGTATGTGGCCAAGATTTCTGAGCAGGCTCAGGCAGAGGGCGCTGCAAGCCAAGAAAAATTGCAGCAGGAAATACCAGACTGGGCGCGCACTCGTGCTGCGGCCCAAGGCTTGACGCTTGGTTTTGCCGATGAGATTGAGGCAGCTTTGCGCAACCCGATGTCGGCACTTGGTGCGGCTACAGGCTTGGGCGATGGTGAGGGATATTCTCAAACATTAGAGGATATTCGCGGCAAGTTGCGTCAATACCAAGAGGCAGACCCGTTAGGGGCTATTGGATATGAATTGGGCGGAGCTGTTCTGCCAACCGCCGCCGCTGCATTGGGCAGCTTTGGCACCGGCGGTGCGGCTGTCGGCTCTGCCACCGCTGCACGCCTTGCCCCGACCCTTGCAAGGGCTGCCAAGATCGGCGCGACGGAAGGTGCGATTGCTGGCTTCGGGACCGGTGAGGGTGGCCTAGCAAACCGTGCAGAAGGCGCAGCGCTGGGCGCAGCGATTGGCGGCGTAGCAGCGCCAGCCGTATCGGTCGGTGGTGAAAAGATTGCTCAGGGCGGACGAGCATTGCTTGACGCGATGGGTGTTGGCGGCGCTAAGCGTGCGGCAACCGTCGCTGAGCGCCGGGCATTGCAATCTCTTGAGCGTCAAGGTTTGTCGCCAGAGGAAGCGCTGACAAAGCTGCAAGAGGCGCAGGCCCTTGGCCTAGATGATGTAACTCTGGCAGATCTTGGCGAGACAATGCGCCGTGAAGGCTGGCGCGCCCAAGCAATTCCTAGTGAGCGCACCCAAGCTGTATCGGACTTGTTTGACGAGCGTAGGGCTGCTCAGGCAGGCCAAATATCAGAAGCTGCGACCGAAATGTCGGGGACATCTGGTTTTGTCGGTCAAGACTTTATTGATGCGATTGACGCAGAGACGCGCGCTATCGCAAAGCCTGCGTTTGACGAGGCAAACAAGATTTCGCTTCCAACTCGGGCTTTCTCAGAGTTTATGGACCGTAAGATAGTCAAGGACGCTTACGAAAAGGCGCGTGAACTTGCTGACATCAAAGGCGAGGCTCTCCCTGACTTGGAAGATGCACTGCGCCAGCGCTACATCCCAACAGAGGTTCTGCACCAAATTAAGATCGGCCTTGACCGTATAATCGAGAGCGAAACCGACGCGATTACAAACAAGGTTACTCAGCGCGGTCGTGAGGTTACAATCCTGAAGAATAAGATAAACGACAGGATCAAGGGGCTAAATGAGCCTTATGCAGAGGCAACCGCAAAATATGCTGACAGGATGGAGCTGTCTAACGCATACAGCACTGGCGTAGATTTCAAATTGAAGAACGAAAAAGATTTGATGCGCCAAGTCAGCAAAATGAGGCCTGAAGAAAAAGAGGCGTTCAGGACTGGCGTTATCACAAAGGTTCAAGAGCTGGCGTCAACGACACCTGATGCAAGCGACTTTACCAAGACTGTTTTCGGGTCACCCCAGCGCAGAACGGCGTTGAGGCTTGCGTTTGACAGCCAGAAAGATTTTGATCGCTTTGAAAAGTTTATGAAGATGCAGGTCGAAAAGAGTAAGACTGCCAGGAAGGTCATGGGCGGCTCTGAGACTGCTGAGCGCCAAGCGCTAATGAAGGATGGTCGAGTTGACCCGACAATGATTATGCGCCTGACAAGCATCCCTGGGGCAGCACAAGAGTTGGGGAACCAGCTTCTGTCGCGCATGACTGGGATGAATGAGCGCAGCGCGGCTGACCTTTCAAAAATGCTTTTTGAAACAAACCCACAGCGGCAGGCAGAAATTCTGCAGATGTTGATTGAGCGTGGCGGCCTGGATGAAGCGGCTCGGGCAAGTCTCTTGCGCCGCCCCGAATTTTACTCTGGTCAGATTGGTGCAGCTTCTGGGCTGTTGCAGGAATAAGAGGATAACGCATGGAACCCGAAGACCGCATCGAAGACGACGACATCCGCGAAATCCTCGCTGAAATGAATGACGAAGTCATGGAGGCCGAAGATGAAATGGAAGGCATCAAGCCGCTGGAAGAGGATGAAGTTGAAAGCATCCTCTCAGTGGCCATTGAGGATGCCGTTGATTTTATCGAAAGCGAGGTGAGCGAGGATCGTATCCGCGCGCAGCGTTATTATGACGGTGAAAGTGATCTAGGTTACGAGGATGGACGCAGTAAGGTTGTAGCGACCAAAGTGCGTGACACCATCCGTGCGGTCAAGCCGTCGCTCATGCGCATCTTTCTATCGTCTGGCAAGTTTGTGGAATACATCCCGCGCGGCCCAGAGGACGTGATGCACGCCGAGCAGGCCACAACCTACATGCACTGGAAGTTTAGCGAGATGGGCGGCTACCGCATCCTGTCCGACGCCTTCCACGACGCATTGGTCAAAAAGATGGGGATCGTCAAAGCCTACTACGAGGAAAAGGCGACAACCCGCATCTACACATACAGCGGCCTGAACGACATGCAGTTCCAGGCGCTGATGATGGACCCTGACATTGAGATCATCGAACACAGCGAGATGACCGAAAGCATGGAGATGCAGACGCCAGACATGGCGATGATGCAGCCTCCGGTTACGACGCATGACGTAAAGATCGCCAGGACGACCTACGCTGGCGACATTGTTATTGACAGCATCCCGCCAGAAGAATTTTTCTTTGACCGCAATGCACGCTCGATCGACGAGTGCTATGTCTGCGGCCAGCGCACCGACATGCGTGTCGGCGATCTAGTGGCCATGGGCTTTGACTTTGACGATGTGGCTGGCCTAGACAGCTCGACCGACAGCGACACTATCATTGCGCAAGAGGAAGACGCTCGGCGCGGCTACAGCATCGACCCTGACGAGGATGAGAACGCACTCGACCCGTCGATGAAGAAAGTCCTCGTCACGGAAGCCTACATGCGCATTGACGTGGAAGGCACCGGCACGCCGGTCCTGCATCGTGCCATCATGGGCGGCAGCCGCTACAAGCTGCTGTCTGTCGAGCCTTGCGACGAGATCCCCTACGCCATCTTTGAGATTGACCCCGAGCCGCACACCATGCTGGGGCATTCTCTGGCAGACATCACCATTGACGACCAAGACGCTACAACGGCCATGCTGCGTGGCATTCTGGACAACGTGGCAATGACCAACAACCCCCGCATCGGTGTGGTTGAGGGCCAGGTCAACATTGATGACGTTCTGAACAACGAGATTGGCGCAGTGATCCGCCAGCGATCGCCCGGAATGGTGCAGCCATACGAGGTGCCGTTTACTGCTGGCCAAACCATGGGTGCCTTGCAGTATATGGACGCATTGGTCGAGCAGAAAACCGGCGTGACCCGTGCGAGCATGGGGCTGGATGCTGACGCTCTGCAATCCACGACTAAGGCGGCTGTCATGGCCACCATGCAGGCTGCCGCAGGTCAGGTTGAAGTGATGGCACGCAACTTGGCCGAGGGCGGCATGCGTCGCCTGTTTGGCCTTCTGCTGCGCCTGTCTGTCAAGCACGCCGACAGCGAGCAAATGATGCGCCTGAATGGCATGTTCCAGCCTGTTGACCCGCGTGTATGGGACACCAGCATGGATCTGAGCGTGAATGTCGGCCTCGGCACTGGCCGTGAAGAAGAAAAAGCTGCAGCGTATCGTGAGATCCTGGGCCTGCAGATGCAGATCTATCAAGGATACGGCCCAACCAATGGCGTCGTAACTTTGACAGGCATCCGCAACACCCTGACCGACATGATGGCGTCGGCTGGCATCCGCAATGCTGAGCGGTATTTCAATCCGATGAACCCACAGATTGAGCAGCAGCTTATGATGCAAGCGCAGCAAGCGGCGGCCCAGCAGGGCCAGCAGCCTGACCCGAATGCGGCATACCTGCAGGCTGAGCAGATGAAGGCTCAGGTCAAGATGCAGTCGGATCAGCAGCGTGCGCAGCTTGATATGCAGAAAGCCCAGGCCGACCATGGCCGCAAGCTGGAGCAAATGCGTATCGACCAAGACCTTGAACGTGACAAGATGGCTCAAGACTTGGCGCTGCAAAACGCAGAGCTGATGGCAAAATACGGCATCAAGGCAAGCGAGGTTGCGATCAAGGCAGAACAGAACGCCATGCGTGACCAAAATGGGGTGATCCGTTGACACCAGAACAAAGAAAACTGAACGCCGAGCGCCTGTTAAACGACGAGACTTTGCGTTTGGCGCTGGACATGATACAACATGATGCAATTGGGGTATTCACATACCCCAATGCCTCGCAAGAGGACATCATGGAAGCGCACCGGATGGTCCGGGCGCTCGACGCACTCCGCATCAAGCTGGAAGCCTTTGTGGTTGACGGCAAAATGGCGGAACGTCGGTCGAAATAGGGAGCAGCACCGTGGCTGACACGACTGCAAACCAAGCTGTGGATGAATTTGAAGCAGCAACTGCGCTCATCTTAGATGAGCAACCCGCCGAGGAACCTGAAGAGGAAACCTTAGAAGCCGACGCCGAAAAGCAGGCTGACGAGGTGGAAGCTGCAGACGACGAGGCAGACGAGGCCGAGGATGACGAGGCCGAGGATGACGATGACGACGAAGAAGCCGAAGAGTTAGAAGAGGAACCTGCGTCAGCACTCTACACCGTGAAGGTGGACGGAGTCGAAAAGCAAGTCACCCTTGATGAACTCCGTAGGGGGTATTCGGGTCAGGAGTATATCCAAACGCAGATGCGGCAGGTAGCCGAAGGCCGAAAAGAGGTCGAGGCGATCTACACTGCACTGCAAAATGAGGCGCAGCAAGTTGCGGCGCTTCGCCAACGATTGGAAGCCGGGAATATTCCCCAGCAGCCTGTGCCACCGAGCCGGGAACTGTTTGACGCAGACCCCATCGGTTACATGGAAGCCAAGATCAAATACGAAGAGGATTTGGCGTCCTGGCAACAGAGCATGGGGGAGCTGGAGCAAGTCTCGACCCGCCAAAAACAGATGCAGCAGCAAGCGCTGCAGTATCATTTGGCGCAGGAGATGCAAAAGCTGCAGCAAGCCATTCCAGAGTTTGGGGACCGTGAAAAAGCGACCCAGCTCCGGCAGGCAATTCTCGAAACGGGTCAGTCTTACGGCTACGCGCCGGAGGAACTGAACGAGGTTGCTGACAGTCGTGCCGTGCGTATTTTGCACGACGCCATGAAGTATCGCCAGATGATGGCAGCTCAGGGTGAGGTGCAGAAGAAAGTCGAGAAAGCTAGGCCCGTGGTTAAGCCTGGGGTCAAGAGGACGGCGACAACCGGCAAGGTGAAGCAGCGTAAGCAAGCGGTGTCTCGGATGAAGCAAACCGGCAGCGTTGATGACGTTGCTAAATTCCTCTTGAGCTAACCCCGTAAAGGAGAAACCAATGGGCGTTACCGCAAATACCAACGAAACGTATAGCGTTTCGACAATCCGTGAAGACCTGCAGGACGCGCTGATTTCGATCAGCCCGACCGAAACTCCGTTCATGTCGAGCATTGGCCGCAAGTCGGTCAGCAACACCTACTTTGAGTGGCCCGTTGTTGAGCTGGCAGCAGCTTCGACATCGAACCGCGTAATCGAAGGTGAAGCGGCTCCCGGCAACGACGCGCCGACCAACGCAATTCGCTTGGCCAACTTTACCCAGATCAGCGATAAAGTGGTCGAAGTGTCGGACACCAACGAAGCCGTGAACGGCGCAGGCGACGCACAGCGTATGGCCAAGCAGATCGCGTATAAGTTGAAAGAACTTAAACGTGACATGGAGACCATGTTGGCAGGCGACAATAACGCAGCCGTCGCCGGATCGTCCGGCACTGCTCGTGAAACCGCCTCGCTTACTGCGTTCCTGAAAACCAACGTGGATCGTGGCACTGGTGGCGCAAGCGGCACCCTGTCCGGCACCACCGCTGGCTACCCCAACGCAGCAGCAACCGACGGAACTCTACGGGCGCTAACGGAAACAATGCTGAAAGACGTGATCGCTTCGTGCTGGGATGAAGGTGCAGAGCCTTCGATCGTTCTGTGTGGCTCGGGCGTCAAGCAGAAGATCAGCTCGACCTTCACTGGTTCGGCTACTCGCTACCGCGACATCAGCGACAAGAAGGTGGTAGCCGCTGTGGACCTATATGTCAGCGATTTCGGTGAACTTCAGATTGTGCCGTCGAGATTTGTTCGCTCTAGGGATGTATTTGTCCTTGATCCGAACTACGCTCGCGTTGCTTACCTGCAAGAAACCAAGCAGAAACCGCTGGCCCGCACCGGCCACTCGGAGCGCCGCTTGATTTCGACTGAATACGGCCTGCAGGTGGACAACGAAAAGGCACACGGCATCATCGCCGACATTAACCCTGCTCTTTAAGGGTTAGCCTTGTAGGGGCCGCTTCGGCGGCCCTTACTTTCTGTGAAAGGACAATTCCATGAAAATCAAACTGACTACTGACCTGGGCGTATGGATCGACGGGCAGTCGCGCGGCATTGGCTACGAGGCCGATCTGGATGAAGCCATTGCGCAGTCGATCATCAACAACGGCTTTGCAGAAGAGGTTAAGCCTGTTCGTGCAGCCAAGAAGGCGGCTTCCAAAGATGATTAATGAGTTTGGCGTCAAAGAGGATTACGACCTAGTTGACGGCAAGCTGGTCATTAAGCGCACGCAGGATGTGCAGGCTCTTATTGACCAAAACCGTCACGAGGCTCAGGAAGCCCCAAGCATGTTTGGACAGGCCCGTGTGCGAAAGCTGGGCAGCATTCCTTTTGTCATTGCTGAGACATGGGCGCGCGAGTGCGGTGCAGCAATTGGGTCGAAAGAATTTGCAGAATATGCTAAAAAGAAATTGATGAGCGGCGATTTTGCTGCGTTCAAGATTAAGGACGCATAGATAAATGATTGACGACCAGCGTTTGGAACGTATCGAAAAAAAATTGGACACGTTGTCTGACGCTGTCGTATCATTGGCCCGGATGGAAGAGCGCATGATTACGCTGTTTAAGCGCATGGATAGCTATGACGAAAACCAGCGCGAAATGGGCAAACGCGTCGGCCATCTTGAAAAGTCCACAAGCGCAAACGGCCAGATGCTGCGGTTTGCTGAGCGTCTGTTCTGGATCATTGCATCGTCCGTTGTGGCATATTTTGCGCTCAAGCTGAGAGGTGGCCAATGAGGAACATCGACGAGATCATCGTGCATTGCGCTGCCACGCCAAAGGGCTGGCGCGCAGGCGAAACGACAGAGCAAAAGGTCGCCGAAATCCGCCGCTGGCACACCGACAAAGGCTGGGCCGACATCGGCTACCACTATGTCATTGATGAAGACGGCACGGTGGCCAGAGGCCGTCCCGTCGAAAAGGCTGGCGCGCACGTTAAGGGCCACAACGCCAACAGCATTGGCGTCTGCCTGCTTGGTGGTCACGGTGGCTCTGCCAACGACAAGTTTGAAGATAACTTTACGCAGGCGCAGGCCAATGCGTTGCGCACGCTTATTGCTGGTTTGAAGCGTGAATACCCAAGCATCACCAAGATCAGCGGCCATAACCAGTATGCCGCCAAGGCTTGCCCGTGCTTTAACGTGCCTGCTTGGTATGCCCGTAAGCCTGCCGCCGAGATTAGCGGCGTAGTAGGCGCAAAGAGCCGCTCTACGCCCGCACAGAGCCGCACAGTGCAAGCATCGGTAGTCCAAGGCGCCTCGGCTGTAGGCGGCGCCATTGGGGCGCTCAATGCCCTTGACGGTGTCGCACAGGTCGTGGCGATTGCCGGGTGCATCGTAATCGCGCTGCTGGCGATGTTTATTATGCGCGAGCGGTTGCGTGCATGGAGTTCTGGCTGGAGATAGACCAATGTTTACTGCAATCTTACTAGCGTGTTCACTTGATGGCCAATGTATGGGAATTGCAGGGCCAGCGTGGCCAACGCTAAATGATTGCATGGCAGACATTCCCAACGGCTGGCTTATGATTGAGGAAGGATACCCGCACCTGATCGTCAAAAATGCCAAGTGCGTTGCATGGGGTGAGGATGCGTGATGTTCCTGCTGGGTCGCTTAAAACTATACGCCATTGGCGTAGTTGCCTTCGTTCTGGCGTTGCTCGGTATCTACTGGAGCGGAAGACGCGACGGGGCCGCTGCCGTCAAAGCAGACGCCAACGAGGCTAGACTGGATGCAGTGAAGGCTGCAAAGGATGTGGAAGATGAAATACGCTCGTTGGATAATGATGGTCTTGATGATCGCGCCCGCCACTGGCTGCGGCAAGATCGTCGTTAGCAATTACTGCGACATCGCCTCGCCGTTATATTTCAGTGAGGAAACTCTGATATGGCTGTCAGAAAATGACCGCAGTTTTCTGACAGACACAGTGGT